TTGCGAAATGTTTCATTATGCTGTGTAACTCCCTGATGCTGTAAATTTCATAATTGTATCTGAGCCATCTGTTGTAATTGTTGGAGAACCACTTGTTGTGCCTGAGTAATCAGAAGTTGCTACTCTTATAATAACAACACCATTTCCGCCATCTCTACCACTTTCATCTCCAGCACCACCATTATAAGTACCGCCTCCGCCTCCACCGCCAAGACCATCTGTTCCAGCAGTTGCAGCAGTTGATGTATTATATCCTGCACCAGAACCACCTCCGCCAGTACCAGCAGCTCCACCAGCATAACCTCCGCCACCTCCGCCTCCAGCGTAAGTAACAGAAGCACCTGTTATTGAATTTGCAGTTCCAGCTCCACCAGCACCGCCAGTTGAACCAGTATTGTCAGCACCGACCGCAGAAGAACCTCCGCCACCAGCGCCAGTTTCTCCATCTGCATCTCCACCTTTATAACCTTCAACTGGAGAATAACCTCCAGCATTTCCAGCACAACCAGTTCCTCCAGTTCCAGATGAGGCTTGTCGAGACGCACCTCCACCAGAACCTCCAGTTCCACAAGAAACAGCAGTGCTTGAATTCATACTTCCACCAACACCGCCACCTGTAGAGCTTAAAGAAATACCAGTTCCTATAACTGAACTATTTGTTCCATTATTACCACCGCCTCCAGTTGCACTATCATCAGTAGCACCGCCTGTACCAACAGTAACTGTATAAACGGCTGCAGGTGTTAAACCAATAGCTGAACCACCATAATTAGTTCCTATAACCACCAGCTCCTCCACCGCCTCTACCATTTCCATCGCCAGTACCTCCAGGTGAAGCACCAGCTCCACCACCAGCTACTATTAAATATTCCGCATCATAAGTTTGTGGAGTTTCAAAAGCTACTGCTCCATCATTAATTGGAATCCAGCCTTTAGTTGCATCTATATAAACAATGTGAACGGATTCTCCATCAGTATTATATTCAGGATTAGGACTTGTGTTGCCTTGAAAATTTAAAGAATTTTGATTGATTGTAACTGCATTGGTATTCCAGTTTCTAGCATAGTCTGTAAAAATAATTTGATCTCCTACTGAAGCTGAAGCTGGGAGTGTAACTGTACATGCGTTTGATGTTGTATTAATTGGATAACCTCTACCAGCTACTGCTGTTAAAGTTGCTGCAGTGACAACAGATTGCCATGCAATATCTGTTCCTACTCCAGTATAAGCAACGGTTAAAGTTTCATTACCACCGCCTGATCCTTCTGTTAAAGAAATATCCGTTCCAGCAACTAACTTACCGTTTAAATATCCTGGTGTTGTATCATCAGAAGATACTTTAACTTTATCTTCTTCAGCTGCAATCGTTGCCCAAGAGTTATCTCCTCTTAAATAATTAGAAGAAGAAGGTGTTCCTGTTGCTGATAATTCATCTAATCCTACTGCATCATCTGCAACTTTTGCATTTGTAACAGCAAGATTATCTAATTTAGCTGTTGTTACTGCAAGATCTGCAATTTGAGAAGTTCCTACTGAACCAGCAGGGGGGTTAACTGTTTGAATTCCTTTTCCTAAAAAGACACAATACAATTCATCAGCTGTTGTAGTAGCTGTACCCATTGTTAAAGTAGTGCCTGTTGCTGTGTATGTTGAAGGTTTTTGTCTAACGTTATTTAAAAATAACGCAATGTCGTCAGAAGTAGTTACCGTCGTACTTAACGTGTAAACCGTTCCGTTTATGGTAGTAAACGTTTGTGAACTAATGCTGATATATGCTTCAGCAGGTATGTTTCCTATATAAGCCATTGTTAACCTTATGTACTAATTGCATCAACTGCGCTTACCCAAACATCACATGAAGAAGCTGTATCACTAATAACTTTAAGAGCATCTGAAGTAGTACCATCGAGCACTAATTTTGCTCCCCCATCTAAAACCTGTAAAGAACTACCCACTGGAAGTGGAGCATCTTTCACAAGATAGATGTCATTTGTTCCGTCATTAATATAACAACTTACATTGATTGCAGAAGTATGCACATTCGACAAAGATATACCTACTATTGCATCGTATGAATTTGCTGTGACGATAGTCGCCGCAACTGTTCCTACGTTGTTAGAGGTGTATCTTCTAAAATTTTGTGCCATGTTTTTTCCTTATTATAACGCAATAGCCATTGCTGTTGCGAATCCTTTACTTGCGCCTACGTCAACTGCTGTTCCGTCGCCGTAAACTAAATCACCAGAGCTGTCCTTCATTACTGCTTTGTCCGCTGGTAACGTAACAAAAACAATTTTAGTTCCAGTAGTGAAATCAGTTTTAGCTCCCCCATTACTACTACCAATTACGGTATCTCTTGATAGTGTTGTACCTGAGTGAGTATAAATACCAATACCAACTTCCCATTCTGATGAAACATCTTCACCAACAATAGTGTAGTAAGTAGTATTACTGTTTCCTATACCAGTGTTAAAAATCTATAAATCCTGTGACCGCAGCACCTAAAGTAAATGTACCTGTGCCGGTAGTCGTCGAAGTTACTTTAACTCGATCGTTTGTTATAAAAGCCATTTAATCTCCTATGCTACTCTTATGATAGCAGTACTTGCACCTGCAGCTGGAAACTGAATCGTAAATGTTCCGCTTGTAGATGTCTGATCAGATCCAAAATCTAATACACAAACAGCTTTTGTACTTCCAGGGCTAGCATTCCATTTATAAATCAATGCATATCTTGCTGTGATAGTTGCACTTGTAAATGATCTGTCTGTAAAATCTACAATTGCAGTCGTACCAGAAGCGGATACTGCTTGTCCTGCAAGCTGTAATCCACCCGCTACATATGTTCCACTATTAGGAACTTCGTTCGCTGTAGTGTAAACTGTAGTGGTTGCGCTGTTAATTGAAGATGCACTTGTGTACAAAGCTAAATAGTAAGCATCACCACCAGTTGCGATATCGTGATCGCCTGATAGCAATTCTGTTTTGAAGCTTGTCATTACCGTATTTGCCATATTTTCTCCTTATCTATTATGGGCTTGGTGGAACAGAACGTAATTTTTGTCTGATCTCGCCATCCACATATTCATCTCTTCGTCTTCGTCCTTGTTGTTCAATACCTAATCCCATTAAGGATTGAGCATATCTTCCTTCGTATACTTGGAGCTGGTCCTTGTCTTTTTAAAAAAGTGCATGCTTCAACCATCGTGGCATACAAGAGCGCATTTGGAGCGTTTAAGCTTAAATACGTAGTAGTGTTAGATGAATCTAGTTTAGTTCCATCTGATGTGTTAGGTCTTTTAACTATATGCAACCTCAACATTCNAGGCTGTATCTGGTGTAGGACCTAATAACAATTTTGTTTCATTCCAATAACCATAGTATTTAGGAGTTCCCTGAGTAATACGGCTACCTGTATATTCATCAATAAAAGAAACGTCTTTTTGCATTAAAACTGTTCTATTTTGAGGATTAGCAGCAGGATAAGTTTCAACCCATCTAATAAGTAGAATACCGTTAGGTAGAGTTAAAAATTCATTTCCTACTGTAAGAGTAGAGTAATCGTTTCTTCTGAAAACGTCAAGATCTACCTCTGTCATGATTCTATATTCTGCGTCTGATATGAATCCATTTACAACAGTAGTAGTAAAAACAGTATCGTCTACTTCTGAGTAAGATTTAATTTTTGCAACTAATTCATCATATGTCATGGTGTAATTGTAACCGGCCCAGCTGAAACTGGTGAACCGCCTCCTGTTATTCTTCCCACTGTAGCATTAGTTCCAATTTTTTCAAAAGGTTAAAATAATTAGTAGGATCTTCTATTAAGTAAACAAGTGCTCCTGCTGAATGAGAAGCTGCTGTTGTACCAAATGCTCCTCTTGTTACAACGTTTGGATTTATTGCTGTCGCTTCAGGACTCACTTGTCCTAATGAATTATCATCAGCAATAGTTGTATATTGAATAAGCTCTGTTCCTATTAATATAGCTTGTTTTAAAAAATTAGTAGTCGTTACAGAGTCAAATGCTGTAGCATTAGTTAATTTAATTCCTGTAGTTTGAGTAGAATCAATTGCACTAACTAAAGTTGTATTTAAAGCTGCTCCTCTTTTACCAACAAGAATTGTATGACCTACTGCTTGGCAAATAAAAGAACCTGGAATTCCATCTACATCTAAACAAACACTATAACTCGGTGCACCGTTAGCTGGAGTTGGAGGCCATCCTGATTCTCCTGTACTTGTACTTGCTTGAGTAGTTCCTCTAAATCGTACAATAGTAGAATCATTTCTTTGATGATTTGGTGAGTGTGTCCAAACTTGTGGATTACCTGCTAAATAAGTTTCAAAAGGATTAACAGGAAGTAATCGGGGAACTGAAACATTACTTCGTTGTTCGGGTCTTGGGTGTTCTAATGCAATTCCATCAGGACCAATAACGGCTAGATCTAATTGTGGTTGTTTCGGTTCAAACTCAGAAGTATGAACCCACATTCCATTCCATTCTTTAACCATTTCAACATAAGGAAATCTTAATCCTGATCTATCTGAAATAGCTATTGCTTTATTTCCTGATGCAAATTTTCCCATATTAACTTACCGATGGATAGTATGCCTTTGGTGTTATGTAAGAACTTGTTGCTGATCCATCTTCAGCTAAAGCTCGTGACAATTCATCTTCATAATATAACTTTAAAGCTTGTGTTCGATCAGGTGCTATTTTTTGACTTAAATAAAAAGCTAACCCCGCTGTCATACAAGGTAAGAATCTGTATGGTGCATCAGGATCATTAGCATAAGCTCCTGAATCTTGAATTCGTTTAATGTAATAGTAATTTAAAAAATTTATTAGTAGAAGCACTNGGTGNTAAATAAATAGTAATTCTAGTAAAAATTAGTAAATCTTTGTACAAAATATTGTGAAGGTGTTCCTGTTGCTTTTTTATTAGCTAAAGCTTGATATGTAGATCTATCAATCTTAGTCATAGAAACATCTGTTGGAGAAGCAATTTCATTTCTGTATGCTACTTCTAATATATCGGTAGCATTATAAATATATGCACCTGTATTATCTTTTGCTGGATTATCAGTTACCGAATTTCTTGCTGTTGAATCTTTATAAATATCGTAAACATTTTGATTAGTATTTAACGCCATGTTTACATTACCTACTTCCCAATAATGCAAACCTCTATTACCCCATTCAGATAATAAAATATTTAATGAGCGTCTTGTCACTTTTAATGTCATAACCAGAACGAGCCTGACCACCACATCTTTCAAATGCATCTTCAATTAGTTCTTCGATAGATAAGTTAAAACTTACCGTTCCGGACGTCGCCATTTATTGACCTCCTATTGCCAGATTACTGATACAGAAGTTGTCCCTGCTACAAGTTCTATGTATATACCATTTTGGCATCTAATACCTACGGCTGAAATGTATTCTTGATAAACTGCAGAATCACTTAGTTTTATTTCGTAGACTTTAGTACCACCTGTAGTGCTGCCATCATATATTCGTACATGACATGTACCACCACTTGGATTAATTGTAACACCTTTAAGCATTACTATTGGTCCAGCAGCATCTGCTCCACCAATGGCTGTTCTTAAAGTAGAACTTGCTTCTGTATAGAATTGTTTTACTGGTGTTGCGCCACCTGCATATCCCATATTATTCTCCTAATTCTCTAAGCTCCCGAAGGAGCTTAGATTAATTTAATTATGCCCAAGTACCTTGAATATCTAAAACTGTCCAAGCTGTACCACCGGCGTTTCCACCGATTTTTACAAAGTCGCCTACTTTAGATGTTGCTGCGGTATTTGTTAAAGTGATTTGGTTTACCACTCCTTTATAGATAATGTATTCCCCGGCTGCGCCAGTTACCACTACTCCATTAGAGCCATCAGAACCTGTGTTTACAAATGTAAAAACAGAGCCTTCGTTAGCCGCTACTGCAGGTAATGTGAAAGTTGGACTTCCAGATGGTGAAGTGAAAGTCATTCCACTGTCGCCAATCGCTACTGCTGTAGCAACTTTTTTTTCATTTAGGTTGAATCCAGTTTCACCGGCTTCATTAAATTTGCCTTGTAGAACTGGTCCTCTAAAACGTGTTGTTGCCATATTTATAATCCTCCTAGATTATGTGAATACTGTCTCTAGGTCGTCGACTATACTCGTCAGTATTCATTTTAAAAATGTATAGTACTTAATCTATAGCCTAATTTTTAATTACGCGCAAGTGATCCTGTAGTTTTTGTGTGGTTTTTGTAAGCCTTAGCTAGCTATGTTTATTGAAGGCGCTGCGTCTTCAATTTGGTTAACACGGTGAGCAATTTTAGCTTCTTCTAATTTGATCTCAGTGACAATCTCTCTAATTTTGTCATCGATCTTTACCATGTTAAGAGTATATTTACCTGATTCGTTATACTCTTGTTCCCAATCTAACTCCAAGGACTTCTTTTGTTTGTATAGGTCCTGTGTCATGTTTAACTTCCTCATAAGTTATCCATTTACCTTTTTTATTGGTAAATCCATCAGTATCAAACTTTACCTCATTTTTACCTAGTTTGTCAAGGATAGATTGTTCAATAGATTCAACGCTATCTTCAGCTATTACTGTAAAATTAGCATAGTAGCCATGATAACGGATTTGTACTCGGAAGTTTTTCATATTGTATTTCTTACTTTATATTTGAAATGAGGCGGAATTGTGTTCCGCCTCATTAAAGTACTTATTAAGCACCCATATTGCCGTAGACACCACGCCAGTCAGACCAGCCGAAGCTGTATCTTTCTCTTGCTTTGTATCTCACATTGCCAGTATCGAAGTCGCCTTCCATAGCTGTTTTTAATGGAGCTCTTGTGAAGTGCTTCATTCCATTTGGAACATCTGTTTTAATGAACCAAGCATCAACGTCAGTTAAGTAGTGGTTCACATTGTAACCTTGTGGAACCATACCCATGTTTTTGATCGCATTGATATCATTATCAGCTGTACCTACTCTACCTTGAGATTTCATAATTCTCTCAGCAGTAAATTGCAATTCTTTAGGGATGATCATTTTCATTCCTTGAGCTGCAATTTTTAATCCTCTTTCATCCTGGTAACCAGCGATATCAATTAACGCTTGTTCTAGAGATGTTTCAGAAAGGTCAGCATAGTTAACCGGTCTGTTAGACTGGTTACCATTAAGTGTAGGGTGAGCGTTAGAAATTAACGAAACTCCGTCTCCACCTAAGTGTGAGCCAGAAGTTGCATTGTTTAAAACGTTTGCACCTTTAACTTGTTTTGATGTTGCCATTGAACGAGCTAGCGCTTTTGTATAACGAGAAGAGATTCTGTCGTAGAGGTTATCTTCGATAGCTTCTTCTGTTAAAGCGAAGGCTAATGCTATTGTTTCCATTGTGTATCTAGCTGTGTACGTTTCCTGAGCGTCGTCGTAGCTTACGCCTTGACCTTCAGGTTTAGTATCAGCAGTACCGAAACCACTTAACATTACTTCTTCTTCAAAAGCTCTGTCAGATGATTCTGAATCGAATATCTGACCTGCTTCGTTTTCGTATCGTTTGTATTCCAAGCCGAATAGTGCATTCAAACCTGGTTCTAGTTCTTTAACTAGCTGTGCTCGTGATATTGCCATGTTTTATGCTCCTATATTCCCGCAATNGTTTGTGAATATTTCAAGTTTTGTACAACTATAATATTTGCAAACGNATTTGCGAAATCGCTGTTGTCTACGTCTTCAGCTCTTCTTAGAGCTAGCCAACCGAAGTTTCCACCTGCTGCTGGAGTAGTTAACGAAATGTTAGATCTACCNCCTACAGAAGTGCCTGAAGCAGAAGTGTCAGCTGTACCACCAAAAATAGCTTGTATGTTATTTTCTAGTTGGTGCGCCAGCAATTGCTGCTGTTAGAGCGATTTGGTATTCTTGGAAAGGGTTGGTCATTAACGAATGCAGTGATTAGTTCGCCTGCTACCACTCCGACAGCGTTTAGATACGCATTATTCCATGTAGGCTTACTTGTAGTCAATGCATTGTAAAAACAACCATTGAATACGCCTAAGAAATTATTGTTTGTCGAAGCGCAACCGTTAGTTAAGAAACCACCAGCACCTACTACTGCTGTTTGGTCCAAAATAACTGGTTCGCCTTGGTAGATATTGAACGCGGCACCGTTTTCGATATGGTATTTAGATTGACCAGATGTCGCTGGAGTGTTTCCAAGCGTCATTACTGGCGTTAATCCATTACCTTGTGTTTGTCGATTTGCCATTGTTATATATTACCTTTTCAAGTGTCCATAGTATTATCCATGAACGGGTTAAAAAAAATCAGTAGTGAGGATTGACCTTAGAAAAATAATTAAAAAATTAATCGTTCTTCTTTGCACCACCGAAACTATACGTAGTACGCCTTTGACTTGTCATCGGCATACTTGGATGTTGATCCTTCAGAGGTTCGTTTTCGACTGCTTCGTTACGATCTTTGGTTAACTTACTAAAGTGTGCGTCACGTTGCTTTGCGATCTCTTCTGGTATTCTAGCCAACACTAGACCACCTACTGCGATGTAGCCTTTGTACTTGCCTTCGTTTGAAGTTGGATAATTAGCGTCAGGATATTGATCAGCTCTTACGAGTTCCCATCCCTGTCTAAGTTTGGCCGTGATGTTTTTCGTATCATCTTGGCCCATCGTTTCATAACGTATCCATCTTTGTCTATATCCGGCAGGACATTCAGGTGCATCTAAGTGAGATGAATTCACCCAAGCTTTTGGTCTTTCAGATTCCGACCTAACTTGATGAGCACGAGGGGTTTTGTTGTCTTGTTTTTTCATATGCTTATACCTCCTTCATGTGTAATTGTTTCGCATAATCTTCGAGTGGCACGTTTAATTTTTTAGCTATTGCTACCTGTGATGACGTGAGTTTCACAGTTCTGCGACCAGGTTTTATACTTCTTTGAGCTGATGACCCTGCGGAAGCAACCGTCTGAGCGGGCTTGGTCGTATTCGTATTTACACTCTTATCAAATTTATGAGGAAAGTCAACACGTATTCTTTTATCTATTTCCACATAATATTCTTTAGATTTAGGATCAAAACCTTCTTTTTCAACCAAATCCTTATGAATCTCAAACGCTGTAAACGTCATAGCTCTATCTTTTCCGAACCATGCATTTTCAGCAGCCCAATCTTCAGCTTGTGGATCAGGTGTTCCTTTAGCAGCTTGTTGCCTTGGAAGCTCTCCTGGTGTTTCCCTATATCTTAAGTGATCCTCTTCCTGAGGAACTTTAGGTTTTTCTCAGAACGATACTTTTCAGCAGCGCTTAATCTAGCTTCTTCAATAGACAAGGCAGCAATTTTTTATTTGCTTCTACTTGTTTTTGAGCATCACCACTTTCAATGGCTACCGCTAAATCAGTTTGTGCTGATTTTAATTGTTCTGTAACTTTTTCTGAGAACGCTTTATCGTATTTTTCTTCAGTACTTTGAAACTGCTCTTTAACTTGAGCCATTTCTAATTTAGCACCTTGTGCATAATCTAATGCAGCTTTTTCTCTACGTTCAGCTTCTCTCATTTTTCGAGTTAGCTTAGCAATTCTTTTTTGAACTCCTTCACTATACTCTTCTAATTTTGAATCNTCTTTCTTGGCTTCTGTTTCCGTCTTTACTGGTTCTTTCTGTTTTAGGTTCTTCTTTTACTTCTTCTACTTTTACTGCTTCTTCCTTTTGTTCCGTTTCAGGTGCAGCTTCAGCTTCTTTAACGGTTTCATCCGGTAAATCTACTTCAACTCCTGGTCCTGTTGTATCAAGAGGAACTGACTTGACTTCTTCTACTTTTTTCTTCTTCTGGCATAGTTCTCCTATTCTATGTTAAAACTCGTGGACGATGTCCTCCGGGTCTTTGATTGTTGCGATGATTTCATCATCGTTTAGTAAGCGTACTTCTCCACCTTCTATTTTAAACCGAGATCCTGCATAACGGGCGAATATAACCCAATCGCCTTTCTTGCACCACGGACCTTCGGGATATCTTTCCTTATCCTTGTAAGCTTGAGGACCTACAGCTAATACACAACCTGTTACAGTTGCTAGTTGTTGTCTTTCAATTTGCTCATCAGAATATAGAATTCCTCCTTTAGTTTTTTTCTTACCTTTAAATGGTAATACTAAAAGTCTCCAACCAGTAGGTACTGGTAGTTTATTTGCTTCTTCTTTGTATTTTTCTTCTAATGCTGGTTTATGTTTTGGGACTGTTGATGTCGATGACTGTTCCTGTGTGTTTTTCATATTGCTCCTTTTTGTCTAGCAGGTTGGATATCTCCTGTAAGATTGATTCGTAAGTTTTTATCTGTCCTATTATATACTTATACGATTCCATGTTGTCAACCCCTGAAGTAATAGCAATGGTTAACTCGTTTAATCTATTTCTAATATGTAATTTTAACTTCTCAATTTCATTCATTATGTTTGGCTATTTTTTAAAGCCTTAGCCGTTGGCGCACCAGCTGATCCTGGTGATCTCATTTTCTCTCCGCTACCTGATGCTATTCTTTTTCTTTTAGCATGTATGTTAGCCCACAAACCATCTCTAGCTCCAACTCTTGACATGGCACTAGAATGAGCTTCTTTAAAACTTTTACCTTTAGACATATCAGCTTTCATTACTGCCATATGTTTTTTTGAATGTTTTTTAGAGTGTTCTTGAAGTTGTGTACTTCCACCATGTCGGTAGTTTGCTCTTTTACTTCTTCCTTTAATTTCTATTCCTGGCATTATGCCTTTCTCTTAGCAGCCATTTTTTTAAATGTTTTAGCTAAAGCTTTAGCTCTACCTGTACATCCTGGCTTTGTAATAGGTGTACATTTTCCTTTAGTACCTCTAGCTTTAATGGATTTATTAACTTTCTGAATCCAATTTTTTTTAGTACCTTCTTTAAAACCAGTTCTTGTTATAGGTATACCGCCGCTAGGATAACCATCTTTGTTAGCCGAAAAGAATTTCGGCATAGCCATAGCTCTCTTATCTTGATAACCCATTATACTATTTGGACGCCAACTTTTTTTCCAGTCATAACTGCACCAGCTGAACCACCATGTTTGTAACCAACACGACCACCTTTTTTGTAGCCTTTGTTTAGTTCTCCAACCACTCTTTTCTTTTCAGCTCTACGGTTACGATTAGATTTTTCGGCATCTATACGACCTACTTCTTCAAGTAGATTCATTCTTCCTGTGTTTGCCATGTTTCCTCCTATTTGTCCATTGTAGAGACAGCAGAATAAGCTCTGTTGCCTGCTGCTTTTTCAGCACCTTTAGACTCATCTCTTCTATCTTTTAAAGATTGAGACTTAGTAGACTCAGCTCCATCTCTTGCACCTAAAGATTCATCAAGTCTATCGTTGTAGCCTTGTTTTTTTTCTGTGCTAGAATATGGGAATCTAGGCTTATAAGGTCTATTTCCAAAATCGTTTCTCATATTTAACTCCTATCGTATTATTAAATTGAACGCAATTACTTTTTAGAGCCGCCATTTCGGAATATCTGCGTTCCTTTTATTCCAAAAACACTCGCTACGACTAAAATCCATAAATTTGTGAACCATTTTGGCAGATTTGAAAAGTATTCAAAGAATACATCTATCTTCTGCATAGCCGCCGGATCCTCTGTCCAGACCGACCAAGCGAGCACCACGATGGGGAGTGTCAAAATCGCAAGTACGATTTCGTCCTTGTAGTCGTTATCCCGCGATTCTAAAAGTTTACCTTGGTAAGTTTCCTCACCTCTGGCCATACGCTCTGCATGCATTAGCTGTGCATCAGACATAGCCATTTTTGTTTTTTGACGGTTAGCATATATTTTACCACCCGCTTGTAGCGCGATTTTTGCTAAGCCAAACCAAGCCATACTAGTACCACTTAACTTTTGACTTTTTATCAGCTAACATTCTACGTTGACCACCAACTTTATTAACTGTTGGGATCTCTTCAGGAATTTGAATCTCAACACCACCTTTAAGGTAGCCGTCCTTATTCAAGAACTGTTTTTGATCTATTCCTCTGTAGAAAGGTTCTTTGTCTTTTGCCATGTTTCCTCCTATGATTTTGGACCTTTTAATGTTTTAACGTCTTTACGTTTCATATTGGCAATGTCCATCTTAACACTATCAGACATTGTTTGTTTCGTCAAAGCTGTATCTGCTCTTAAATGCGCTAAATCTTCGTTTTGATCTAGTTTATCTCCTTCAATACCTTCTCTAGATACTAATTTAGCATTTTCAAGGTTTTTACGCTGAATCATTTCTTCTTCTTTTCTTTGAGTATCCATTGCTTTTAAATCAACTTCTCTAGACTTAAGTTTTAATAATGGGTCATGGTCGAATTGAGAAGTAATAGTTTTTTCTTCCTTCATAAATTCTTCCATAAACTCAGCAATTAAAATAGCTTTACGTGCTTCAATCTGTTGAGTGATTTGAACAATCTGAGGCTGAAGCTGTTGAGCCATTTGTGGATTTTGTTTAGACATCATTTGTAATTGTTGAATCTGTTGTAGCTCTTCTCTAAATTCCATTTGAACTTGTTCCGTAGCCATTAAACTAATGTGTTCTAAAATATTTTTTTCTACAGCAGCCATGACGGTAGGATTATTACGTACCATATTCAAGGCCATAAAATGTAAGTGCGCACTTACGTGTGCTCTATGATCTTGGCCCATAAACGCTTGAAAAGGTTTTTGCGCTAAAGCATCAATATGCTCTATTGCTGGATCTTTTGGTTGCGGTGGCGGAGGAGGTGGTAAGACTCTATCGATGTCTTTCACTCCCAGTGCCGAATACATGGTACGATATGCTTCGTATAAGTTATGCATTTGTGGGTTTGACATAGCTAACTGTAATTCAGTTTGAGCCATACTTATTCGTTGCGTCTGACTAAATATATTAGGATCCGCAATGGGAAGAATATCAACCCTATCGTCAAAATCTGCTGCTTTGATCGTTCTCTGCGCACCCACAACATCGTAAGGATATTCAGGTGGTAGATACTGACCAAATATTTTTGCAAGCAACGCGAACTCTTCTTTTAAAGATGCGTACAATCTTTTATGGATTGCACTCATTACTCTTGAGCCACGTTCTAATAAAGCAACTGTAGTTCCTACAGCAGCTCCTTGATTTCCATCGCCTACTTGCATGTCGGCGATAGATGCAAATCGTTGTCCTGCCGCTACAACTGTTCCCATTAATTGAAACAGAACTGGAGAAGGTTCTTTGTACGGCAAATTCATAAATGAATCTTTTAAGTTTCCACCAGGAGCATCTACGTCTCTCCATTCTCCCGGTTGAAGTGGAGCGGCATCATCTCTTATTCTGATACCTCTCATTTTAAATCCGGCTGGTAAATTTGATAGTGTACCAGCATCTAATAATTGGCGGAGAGCGACTGTTGCAGTACGACTCAATCCGCCAATCATGTGTATTAATCCTAGTCCGTAAAATCCTAGTCCAGGCAGAAATTTGAAATGGACAAAATATTTGATTTTACTTTTAGTAGGATCGTTGGGCGCAAAGTTCCTTCGTATTGAAAGAACTGTACGGCTTCCTGCATCGATGGTAACGATGTAGGGTAGTTTGATCCCTGTCGGTTCTCCAGTTTGTGGATTAGTGTCTTCGAAGCCTTCCAGGTCCAAATTCGTGTGGCACTCATACAGAGTGTAAATATCATCGGGTTTAGATTTTTTCATTCCTTCAATGTCTCTCTCTTTTTCAGTTAGAGGATCATTAAAGTAATACGGTGCGCCTAGTTCTACATCTTTATAGAAACCAGCGACTTGTTGTTTTTTAATTTCATTAGCAGACATCTTAATAACATGGATAATACAATCTGCATCTTCTAAGCTGGTTGCTGAATAGGGAACTAAAAGATCATCGGCTGGAACAAATTTTGAAACAGCTTCTCCTTTAATTGCATCATAGTAAACTTTTTTAAAAGTTGAACCGGCTAATGGTAAATAGAAAAGCATCTGATCAAAGTCTTCATCATAACCTTTCATTTTATTCATCAACATATAATTCATGTAATTTTTAACACGTTTTGATTGTTGATCTTTTTGAGGTGTTGGAACTCCCATCACTTGAGTTCTAACAGGACCATCTGCTGGTAATAATTCTTTATAAGCTAATGCTTGAAACTGTGTAACCGCTTCTGCAAGAACCGGGTGCGTNGCACCTGAGGAACCTTGGAATGGTTGTGTTCTATTTTGATATTTGAATCCTAATAAATCTAATCCTTTAATGTAAGTTTCTTCCCAATCCTTACGAGACATTTTATAATCATTCTGTTTTTCAAATAACATTGAACCTAAAGGTCCTAAAACATTTTCAGGTAAAGATTCTGCTAGATTAGCATTGGGGTCTTCAGGATTTTGTGGGTTAACTTGATTAGGATCAAAGTTAACTTCTACACCGCCATCAGCGGTTTCTGTAATTTGAGTTTCACCATCGGGTTGTTCTTGTCCTTCGACAACGATTTCTTCTTCAACCGCAACATCTTCTTTATCCAAATCTAAGTTTTGAATATTAGGTAATGCCTTTTCAATAGGCGAAAATTTTTTATCGTCTTGTTCTGCCATTTTTTAATCCACTCATTTTTATATCATTTTCTTTTCCATAAGGCAATCCTTGTGGAACAGGTCCTTTTAAAGGAGGAATAGTTGTTGTGAGTTTAACCACTTTTCCTGGTTTAGGTCTTTGTATCTTATTCGTCAATAAAGTCATCTGCTTGTTGTTCTCTCCACATATCATAATCATATTCAGCTTTCATCTCAGCTTGAGTTACTCTATTCTCACCCACCGTAGGGGTTTTTACTTCTTTACCTGTAGCAAATTCTTCTAATTGTCTTGTGCCACCTAAAACTTCNTCAACCTCTGTTAATAAGCTAGNATCATAATCTACATCTTCGGGACNAACTTNGTAAGGAACCGTGTCGTTAGCGGTAAAGTCTCCTTTATAAAAAACAGGACTTCCACCTTCAGCACCGGCATCAATATATCCAGGAGCTTCATAGTGTAATTCAAAATCTTGTCCGTATTCATTTTTTCCAGCAACCGTCCAGTTCTCTCCGTTTTTAGTAACCTCTACACCTGGTAGCTCATCTGCTGTTCCTACATATTTTGAAATACCATCACCTTCATAAATCATTTTAGCAGAAATTTTATCTACAAACTGAGGAAACCATGCAGGCATCTTCGTTGATGATTCTCTTAAAATTTTAATTCCTGCTGTCGTAGGTTTAATAGGAGCCACTTTAAACATATCACTTAATCCTGCTGCTTTTAAAGCAGCTGCTAAACCACCTACAGCTACTATTTTATTAAAATCTCTTCGACTCATTCCTTTGGCTGTTAAAGCTTCATCAATGACATTAGTATTCATTCCTTTTTGAGACATAATTCTATCCAAGAGTTGTGTGCCTGAATTTTTTAAACTTTTAGCAACAGACGTTGCTGCTTTTAATCCTGGGAAAATAGGAGCCACCAACTCAGCACCGAGTTGTATATTCTTACCTGCTATCACTGGCCAATCCGATTTACCCGCTGCTTTCATTTTAGCTTCTCTATTAGTAATCAGATCATCTAAGGTTACGATACCATCTTCTCCATAACCATAAGGAACTTTTTTAGACCATTCATAGGGTCTAGTAATTTCAGTCCAGGCTTTATGGATTCCAGAATTATCTACATCAAGACTATCAATACCTGTTCCTACAGGTGTAGTCAGTACATCTTCAAAAAGATATTTAGCTACCTTAGGTAAACGTGTTGCAAAATCTGCAACGTTAAGACCTGCTTCATTAAGTAAGGCAGGATAATACAAAGCTAAACTTTCAGCATCCACCATGTCACCAAATTTTTGATACATAGGTTTGTCGTTATTAAATCCTCCAGCACTTAATGTTTTATCCCACTCAGCTGTAGTATCTTCCCAGCTTTTTTCTTGAGGTGGATTAGGAGCTACGCTTGTTCCATCACGGTACGGGATTCGTGGTTCAACGGAACCACCTTCAGCATATTTTTTATTTGCCAGAGATCCTACCATATCGGTTAATTCTTTCATTTCTTGCGTTGCGCCAGATGCGGTAAGCTGTATTGGACCTAACCATTCTCCTGCTTTAGTAGGTAATGTAACTTCTCTACCCAAAGGAGCCCCCAACGCTTCATAACCTGCACCAAGAGTTAGTGCTCCTAGTGTAGCTGCTTTTTTAATTGCTTTTTTAGCAACTTTTTTACCCAGTTCTTTAAATGGTATATCAGCTCCTGGTTTATTTTTTCCTTCAAATCTCATTGGATTGCCACCAATAGGTTTTAATTTTCCAGTTTCAAAATCAAAAGTTTCAAAATATAAAAGACCTCTTAATGCTTTAGGTATTTTATCGCTTTCGCGTCTAGCTAAAGCATTAATTTCTTTAACTCTTCGTTCCCATCCTTTAGGTTTATTTTCAAGTACTTCAAGTAATTCTGTTCCTAAAGTATTTCTTGCTTTTTCAAAATTTTGTAATTTTACAGAATTAGTTTTAATATCTAATGCTCCTATATCATTCCAGCTTGGAGAAATAGCTAAAAGCTTATCTCCTAATTTCATTCCTTTCATACGTCCATGGTGTATAGGCATCTCTTTAGTGCCTATAGGTGTAATTTTATTAGGATCTCCTGCTTTTTTAATATCATATTTTACTTTTTTAGCGGCTAGTTCTTCTGCTTTAGAAACTTTTTTAAAATCTAAACCCATATCATTAGCAACTCGATTAATCTGTCTGCTAATCACCACATCGGAAGTTCCTTCCGGAAAGTATTTAGCAAAGTCTTTAATATTCATTGTTTGTTGAGGTCCAACTCTTGTTCCGCTTTTATATTTTCTAATATCAGCAAATAGTTTTTCTTTATCTGCGTCTGAAAGAACTCTTTCAATTCTACTACCCGCTTTAAGACTTTCCACTCTTTTTTCAATTTGTGTTTTTTTGGATTTAGATGTCATCCCTGGAGTTAATTCTAAATTAGCTCTTTTTAAAACTTCTTTAATATTAACTCTTTTATTATCTAAAGTTTTAGATTTATCTAAAGTCACTCTTTCCATGACTTCTGCTATATAAGGCTTTCTCCCTGTTTCTTCTAAAATATCTGCATAAACTTTTTTAATTTGTTTAGCTAAAGGTTTTTCTCTTCCATCTATTTTAACATTACCTCCTGGTCCACCTCCTCCTTTTGGCGGATTATCTATTTGATTTCTTAAAATCTCAATATCTTCTGCTAAATCTTGTTGAGGATAAACCTGATCTCCAAACCTACCTTCTCCTGCAAAACTAATACGAGTTTTTTCAGGAGCAAATCTGTGTTTGTTTTGTAACTCTATTAATTTTTTATATTGAGGAGATACGTTTAAAGATCCTCTGTCTTTAAATCCTATTCTTCCGCCCATCTTAAGTTCAGCCAAATTAAATCGAGTGCTTAAAGACTT